AACCAGCAAATGCTACTAAAGGAGATAAAACATTAAGAGCAGCTAAAAAAGTAAACACAGAAAATAACCCAAAATTAGCATCAGCAACATTAGATGTTATAGATTCGTTTTTTAAAGATTAAATATGATAACACTTAGTATAATATTAACAGTAGTAGTTGTAACTTCTTTTTTTATCATAAGAAATTTAATAAAACAAGCTGAAAAATTAGAAGATATTCAAACAGAATATGAAAACTTTATTACAAAACAAAGTGAAGCAATTGAAGCTTGTAATATAAGATTAAAAGAAATAGACGATAAAGGTATATTTCAATCCGATGATGAGATAGGGTGGATGTTTAAAGAAATCTTAAAATTACAAGAAGCTTTAAACGAATTTACCCTTAAATAAAAATTAGTAAAAACCACATGTCAAATAAACTTAAGTATGCCCCTATTCCTCCTCCAGAACCAGTGATTACTGGTTCTCTTGATCCTCAACCTAAAAAAAGAGGAAGAAAAAGAACAAAAAAACAATATTTTACACCAGACACAGATGCAGCCATAGCAGAATATTTAGCTTCTACTAATCAAGATGAACGAGATACTATTTTTGCAAGAAGAATACATTATCCATTTTATAAATTAGCTGAAAACTTAATCCATACATTTAAATTCTACTATACAGAAGTGGATGATTTAGAAGATTTAAAACATGAGGTGATTTGTTTTCTTTTAGAAAAATTAGATTATTTTAAACCAGAAAAAGGTACTAAAGCATTTAGTTATTTTTCTATAGTAGGTAAAAATTATCTTATATTATATAATAATAACAATTATAAAAAGAAAAAAGCTAAAGTAGATGTTTTAAAAGCAGATGAGGATGATGGTGTTTTACGCCAACTAGGAAGAGATGGACGTAAACAAGACATAAAAGATTTTATAGATTATTTTACAGAATATATTGATAAACATATGTTTACTATGTTTAAAAAAGATAAAGACAGAAAAGTAGCAGATGCTATTAATATACTTTTTAAACGTAGAGAAAATATAGAAATTTTTAATAAAAAAGCCCTTTATATTTACATAAGAGAAATAACAGATGTAGATACTCCTGTTATTACTAAAGTAACTAAAATATTAAAAAAGTATTATAAGTCACTTTATATAGAATATAATGAAACAGGACATGTAAGAATCTAAAAATTCCATATTTATAATAAAACAATATGGATTCATTAAACCAAATATTATTCGACGATAAATCCTTTGGGGATTTATTAAAAGAAATTCACGGTAATCAAAAGAAAAAAGCTAAACAACTTGCATCTTTAATTGCTGAATTACGTCCTTTAGTTCAATCTTTAGGCGACGCTACTGTAGTAGTTCCTTTAATTAAGGAATATATGGAAATTAGTGTTAAAAATGACGATCAACTAATTAAAATGGCCGCTATTGTACAACGTTTATCTTCAAGTACAGTTAATTCAGGAGATGGTGGTTTATTAACTACTGAGGAAATGGATCAGTTAATGGATGTAGCTGAAGAAATAGCTAAAACTGTTGAAGAAAAACCAAAACAAATAGAAAAAGGAAATGGAGAGATCATTTAAATCTGTAAGAGTTATAGATATTATATTAGATGCTTCACATGAAGAATTTACAAATAATGATGATATTGGTAAAATATTTTATAAAGAAATTGAAGATAATTTACCCAATTTTCCAGCACCTGTTTCTAGTATATTACATAAAGCTAAACCTTTATTTTCTTTTGTAAAAAGTTATCCTTTAAAAAATGAAATAGTATTAGTAATAGAATCACAAGGAAATAATTCATTTATAGATACTACTAGTTATTATTTACCATCCTTAAATATATGGAGTCACCCTCATCATGGAGCTTTTCCTTTTGGAAATTATATGGCTTCTGATACTTCTGGAATAAAACAATTTAAGAACACAGAAGATGGAGCAGTAAAAAGAGAAGGAACAAATGAAGAACCTTTAGAATTAAGATTAGGTGAATATTTTCAAGAATCTGAAAATATAAGACCATTATTACCTTATGAAGGAGATATAATATTAGAAGGTAGATTTGGAAATTCTATAAGATTTGGTTCTACTACTAACAATGAAATAAATCCTAATAGATGGAGTACAGAAGGAGAAATAGGAAGTCCTATTACTATTATTAGAAATGGACAAATTGGAGATGAACAAGACCCTTCAATAGCACCTATAATTGAAGATATAGATGGTGATGATTCAAGTATATATTTAACTTCAGACCAAAAATTAAATAATTTTATACCTGCATCTTTAAATTTTAAATCGTGGGGAGCTAATTTAGAAAAAACTAAAAAAACAAAACCTACAATTTTAACCCCTACTTTAGATAATCAAATTGAACCTGAAATAGAAGAACAACCTTTACCTGAAGAAGAAGAACCAGTAATAGTAGAACTAACTCCTATAACTGAAGAGGAAATACAAGAAGAAGAAGAAATAAATGAAAAAACATTTGAAGATTCTTCTAATGTAACAGAAAATGAAACTGATACTAATAAAATTACTCCCTCATCCACTATAATATTAAATAAAGGTACTTTAAAATATAAAATTATTAATCCAGATAAAGACCCAGGATTTGAAGAATTTCAAGAAGTTGATATAAACCAACCTATAGGAGCTAATTTATCTTTAAAACATTTAATATCATCTAAAACAGCAAATAATCCTGAATTTGGTATTCATGAAGAAGCAGAACTAGAAAGAGTAGGAATATATTTCCATTACACAGGTACAAGTGAAACAGGAGTAGTACAAGGACATCATGTACATGATATATTAGGTTTTTATAAAAATGAAACAGGTCCCTCTAAATGGATAACAATTAAGGATTCAAATATGACTATTATTCATGAAACCCAAAAAACTTTTTCTACAAATATACCAGAAATGATAGAATTAGCCGAATCAGCTATATTTAATAATGCTTATAATGATTACAATACACCTAATCCTGGTATAAATAATTACCCTGGTATAGATCCTGATTTAATAAATGGTGAAGAAATTATTAGTAATTTAAAAAAAGTAGTAGAAAATTGTATAGATAAAATAATAGAACAATTTCCTTCATTAGAAATAGTATCAGCTTATAGAGGAGCTGAAGTAGATAATTGTGTTGATGCTTCTGCTGGTTTAGACCATATAAAAGGATTAGCCATTGATTTTAGAGTTCCTGGAACAAACACATCAGAATTATTTAATTGGTGTTTTGAAAATTTAGAAGAATGGAAAGATTTAATGTGGGCTTATCCTGAAAGAGAAGCAGATTCTTGGATTCATATATCTTATGAAGAAGGAAAAAACGAAAAACACACAACACTAGCTTCAGAGATAGATTCTATACATGAGTGGTATGAAAGTGATAGAAGAGGAAGTTCAGAACAATATCAAGATGGAATATTAGAAGCAAACCAAGAATTAATATAATATGGCTTACAAACCAGATAACCCTAACATATATCAAGGAAAACAAGTAATAATAAATTCAGATAGATTATTATTTAATGCTAAAGAAGATTCTATACTTTGTTTTTCTGATAAAGCTATAGGCTTTAGTACTAATGGTAGTATCCATTTTGATACTAGTAATAGAGATGATAATAATTTTATAGTAAATGCCCCTAATATTTATTTAGGATTAGATTATAATGATGATTTACCAAAAGAACCAGCAGTAAAAGGAGATACATTAGAAGAACTATTAAATGAAATGTTAGATTTAATACAAAATTTATGGGATGCTACTTTATATGAAGTATCTTACACAGAAAGTGGCACATTTACAGGACCAAATCCTCTAAATAAAGGAGTCGAAAGAAGAATAGAAAGACAAATTACAGAAGTAAAAAAACAAATAGAACTAATAAAAAGTACTAATGTAAAACTATCATAATGGCAGTACAAGTAATAAGAAATATAATAAATAGTCAAATTGAGGGTCAAATTTTAAAAGCTAAAGCACAAGTAAAAACAGAAGCTAAAAAGGAAATTTTAAAACTTAAAGAAAAATTACCTACTATTGAAGATTTAAAAGCTCAATTTTTATCTATGGCGTGTAGTGAAGCAGCTAAAAAAAAGATAGAATTTTTATATAATAAATTAGATGGACTTTTAGAAAAATTACAAAATATATCAGACAAAATTAGAAACAAAATTGAAGAAATAAAAAATAAATTACAAAAAATAATAGAAAATATATTACCTAAAATAGCACAAATATTAGGAATATTAGCTCTAGCAGTAGTTGCAGCTAAAATAATTATAAAAGTAACACCTGCAGCACAAATAGCAAATTCAGGACCTACAACTAGTGGATATCTTGCTACTAAATTACAATCACTTGTAGATAAGGCTAAGAAAAAAATTAAAGCTTTTGGAGATGCAATTAAAGCTTTTACTAAAAAAATAGAAAAAATAACAAAAGTAGTACAAACTATAATAAAAACAGTATTTTCTGTTTTAGCAATTATAACTCTTTTAGGAGACGAAATAACAAAAGCAAGAGATTTTCTTTTATTTTTATATTTAATGTATAAAAGTCAATGTGAATTAAATTCACCATCAGGAGGATTAACTTCAGGAACTTGTACTATACCTGAACATACTACCCAAGAAGCATGTGAAGCAGCTGGGGGAATATTTAATAACCCTAACCAACAAGTATTAAATGGAAATACAAATTTACTTGCTATTCAACAACAAATAGCTTCTTTATATGAAGATTTAATAAAAGAACTAGCATTAGAAGGAAAAAAAGAAGTAATAGAAACAATAACTAATGTAATGACTCAATATAATTTTAGAATAGAAAGAAAAATAGTACCAATAACTACAATTACAAATACAACTACAACACCTGCACCAACAACTACAACTACAACTACAACCCCTACTCCAATAATAATTACAACAACTAACACTGGAGGAAATGGAGGTGGAGGAAGTGGAGGAAGTGGAGGAGGTGGGGGGTATTAGTTGATAGTTTTAAAATAATTTATATTTATTAACAAACATAAACAAACATGAAAGCAAAAACCTTTGAAAACCTAATTAGAAAAGTAGTTAGAGAAGAAATCGATTATGCGTTACGTAGAGAAATAAAAACACTTAAAGAAGATTTACGTGATGAATTAAAACCAACAATAGTAGAACA